TATAAAAATCGATAACTACCCTAACCTACAGAGGTGACAAAACGCGAGAGATATATTAAACTGAAAAAAAATTTTCCCGCCAAATTTTCCACTCATGAGACCCCTTTATAATATTCCAAGATCCGCAATGAGAGCAAAGAATGAACCATATTGGAATTTCTGGAAGGTAGTCTTTGCGGGATGGTTAATAAGGTATCCACGGCAGTGCTTTACGATACTCGGAGTGCCTCTGGGTTTTCTGATTGTTGTGATATATAATGCGGTAGCAAAATAAAAAGAACTGAAAAAATTCCGGAAAAATTTTTATGAACGAAACGATCTATCACATATACGCAAAGGGGCAGTGCATATATCACAGTCTTTCAAAGGAAAAATTTGAGGAAACCTGGGAGATGTTGCACAGAATGGTTGATTTGATTGATGTGAGGTTAGTGAAGGAGGATTTTTCTTATGAGGAACTATCAATAAATAAGGAAGTTATTTTGAACTCCTCCCATTGACAAGAGCATATATAGACTGATATAATTGATCTGAAAGTAAATTTAACTCATGGCAAAAGGATTTACAGTTAAAGCAGCAGCACCTAAACCCAAAGAACAAGAATGGGATTATGATGCTATCAAAGAAAGAATGAAAGGAAAGACAATTGTATTTTGTCTTCCTGGTCGTGGATGCTCTTTTACATTTCTGAAAGCATTTGTTCAACTTTGTTTTGACATGGTTCAGAATGGAATGAGTATTCAGATCTCACAAGATTACTCATCAATGGTAAACTTTGCACGGTGTAAGTGTCTTGGAGCAAATGTTCTAAGAGGTCCGAAGCAAGCACCATGGGATGGTAAACTTGAATATGATTATCAACTTTGGATTGATAGTGATATTGTGTTTAATACTGAAAAGTTCTGGCAGCTCTGTGATGTAGCTCTTCCTGCTGAAGGAGATGAGCGTGAAATTGCTGCTGGATGGTATGCAACCGAAGATGGTCACACAACCTCTGTCGCACACTGGTTAGAGGAAGAAGAGTTCCGTAAGAATGGTGGCGTAATGAATCACGAAACTGTCGAAAGTATTTCAAAGCGTAGAAAGCCTTTCACAGTTGATTACACTGGATTTGGTTGGGTACTGATCAAGAAGGGAGTCTTTGAGAATCTCGAATATCCTTGGTTTGCTCCTAAGATGCAAGTCTTTGAATCTGGTGCAGTACAAGATATGTGTGGTGAGGATGTTTCATTCTGCCTTGATGCAAAGGAAGAAGGATTCGATATCTGGTGTGACCCTCGCATTCGTGTGGGGCATGAGAAAACTCGCGTTATCTGATATATGTTTAACGTCTTATATAAAGGGCGTAAAATCTTTCAAAACCTCTCATATGAAGAATGTGTGGAGGTTTTAGAAAACCTCTCTCAAGAATTCTATGAGAGTGGTGAATATGATCCTAATGAAATTGAACTGGAGAAAATCTAATGGCAAAAGGTGGAAACAACAAAGTAACATTTGAACCAGGTGCTCCCAAGAAAACACGTCAAGGGAGATCTTCTAGAACATTACTGAGTGCAACATCTCGTAATGGTCGTAAAAAGAGATATCGGGGTCAAGGTAAAGGTTAATTAAATAGTTTTCGCAGAGTGCTTAAATAGAAATAGGCACTCTTTTTTTATGCTTTCAGAAAAAGAACGCTACATTTTAAATTGGATAAAAGAAGTATCTAAAATTAGACCTGAATTAAATGGATTTGCAATTTGTCCATTTGCCGAAAGGTCTAAATTTAAGATCGTAGAGTGCTCTGCTGAAGAAATTTATCCAATAGATGGGTATCAGGTCATTATTTTTATAATAGAAGATTACTTTGACTTAAATACTGTTCAATTTTGGGTTGATTATCACAACAATAAGCACGAAAATTGGAAATTTTTTGAAGATTGTGGTGCTTATAAGACTTATATTAATGGTATTCAAACCAATAATAGTAAATATAATTTAATTCTGGGTCAACCGACAGAAAAATTAAGAAAATTTAGGGAAAATCTTGCAAAAACTTCATATTATGATCTATGGGATGATGAATATTTAAAAGAAATTTTAGAAAACGACTATGATATAATCGAAAATCGGGATAGCAACCCCGTAAAAAGTTCTGTTTAATTCATTAAGGAGAAAACAGATGGCAATTTTTCCAAATCCGGATAGAAACAAAAATTACATGCGAGAAATGTGGGGAACTAATCAGTTAATTACTGATTATAATAGTAATCCACAAACTAAGAAAATGCTTCGTGAAATCGCAAATGATGATCAAACTCCCAAAAAACATGATTTTGAAGTTCAAAATGAACTTCATGAAAAAATTAGAAATGATGATGATTATGATGATTGGGATTATGGTACTGAACCAATAATTGGAAAGAAACCATAATAAATAAACATATGTTTATAGAATACTAATGCCTTCTGAAAGGACTAGTTCACAATTTAAGGATATTAGTCTAACTTTCAAGGCTAATCCTACTAATTTTGATATCTTAGTTACAAAGAATGAAACTGCAATTGCCAGGGCAATTAGAAATCTAGTATTAACAACTCCGGGTGAAAGATTATTCAATTCAAGAATAGGATCAAGAATTTCAAAGTCATTATTTGAAAACATTGATCCTATAAGTGCCGCAAGCATTAAAAGTGAAATTGAATTTACTGTACGAACATTTGAACCGAGAGTTGAACTTGTAAATACAATTGTAGATCCAGATTATGACAATAATACTTTTAATGTATCTTTAACATATAGAATTATCGGTGCAGATATACCTGCACAAAAGTTATCATTCTCCCTACAGACTACCCGATAGTAAATGGCTCTGGTAAATTTCTCAAACCTGGATTTCAACCAAATAAGAACTTCGATCAAAGATTATCTAAGATCGAATTCAAATTTTACTGACTACGATTTCGAGGGATCTAACTTATCTCAAATAATTGATGTGCTTGCGTACAACACGTACATATCATCTTATAATGCTAATATGGTTTCCAATGAAGTTTTCATTGATAGTGCCACTCTAAGAGAAAATGTAGTATCTTTGGCAAGAAATATTGGTTATTTGCCAAGATCAAGAACAGCAGCTTCTGCAAGAATAAACTTTACAGTAGATACAACTCTTTCTTCAGGAACTATAGAAGCAAAGACAGTAACCCTAAAGAAAGGAATAGTTTGTACATCTTCGCAGAGTTTTGATTCTGAGAGTTATACCTTTTGTACATTGAATGATATTACAGTTCCAGTTGTAAATGGAATTGCTTCTTTCTTTGACATTCCAGTTTATGAAGGATTTTTCATCGAGCAACAATTTATTGTAAATCCATTTGAACCTAACCCACCACAAAGATATATTTTAGACAATACAAATATTGACTATAATACAATAAATGTAACAGTTAAGAGTGGTTCTGGAGATTCATTTGAGGATCAATATATTTTTTCGGACAGTTTATTCTCAATTGATGGAAAATCTAGAATTTTCTTTTTACAGGAAATTCCAGATCAAAAATATGAGTTAATATTTGGAGATGGAGTTTTTGGTAAGAAATTAGAGAAAGATAATATTATAAATGTGTATTATTTGGTTACTAATGGAACTGCGGGAAATAGAATATCTTCTTTTACTTTTAATGGAACTTTAATATATGATTCAATTGATGGGAATATTATAACAAATGGTGTATCATTAATCACAGCAAATGAACCTTCTTTTGGTGGAAAAGATCTTGAAGACGTCAACTCTATAAGAAAGTATGCACCACAGAACTACTCCACTCAAAATAGAGCAGTTACTACTAATGATTATATTGCTCTGATTCCAAAAATATTTCCTGAAGTCGAATCTTTATCAGTTTATGGTGGTGAAGATTTGAGTCCACCAAGATTTGGATCTGTTTTTATTGCAATAAAACCTAAAAATAGAAATTTTCTATCCAATAGTGCTAGAGATTTATTGAAACAAAGATTAAAAAAATATACCGTTGCAGGAATTCGTGCAGAAATTGTAGACTTGAAGTACCTGTTTATTGAAATAGACTCTAAGGTATATTACAATTCGAGTATTTCAACAAGACCTCAAGAT